GCCTTTGGTTCAACAAGCGGATGGATGAAGACCCGCTCAGCACCTGGCCGGAGGATTCTCGCCGCGTCCTGAAAAACGAACTGAAGTGGTTCGCGGACCTCTACGAACGCCTTTGATAGCAAGCCTGAACCATGAACTTCATTCTATTCATATTTGCTGAAATCGGAGTCGTTGCTGCGATTTTCGGGTTGGGCCATCTGATCTTCAACGTGGTTGATTACTTCTACGAGTTGCGGCGCACTCTTCGCGAGTGCCGCGAGGCGCTTAAGCGCTTGGAAGCGAAGCGTTGACGCGACACGCGCCAACGTCGTGCGAACGTCGTGCGAACGTCGGCCAACATGTGGGCTGGTCAAAAAAGGAATCTTTTAATGGAAGGCCTTCGGCTTGGGGTTGGCGCGACGCCTGGTGAGTTTAAGAGAGGACTACTTTTTTCCAACTTTACACTTTTTCCCGTCCTCATAGAGGGGGAACCCGTTCCCGGCAGTGTAAAGCTTGACACTTTTTGACACCCGGCCCGGCGGTATGAGCGAAACATCTGCCATCACGCCAGAAATGGCCTCACGGGTCCTGGAAGCCAACTGGAAAAATGTCGTAAAGAAGGTCTCAACCGGGCGCACCCTCAATGCGAACGAGCTGACGGTCATCCGGGCGCGGGCCGCTGGCAGCAACGAGACAGTCACGCAAGCCAAGGACGTGGCGGAGCTGGCGCGTGTGCTCGGAGTCACCAGGCAAACCCTCTACTCCTGGCGAAAAAAGAAGGACGCCCCCAACCCCTCGGCCAACGGCACTCACGATATTGTCGCCTGGCGCAGCTTCATCGATGCGCATGATCTGAAAGCCGGGCTCGCCCCGGACGCCGAAGCCCTCAAAGCCCGGAAACTTCTGGCGGAAATTGAAGATCGGGAGCTGAAGGTCGCGCTGAAAAAAGGCCTCTACGTTTTCAAAGCCGATGTGGAAGCGGAGTGGAGCCAGCGATTCGCCGTCTTGAAAAATCTCCTTTTTGCAAAACTCACCCTGGAACTTCCTCCCCTGTGCGTCGGCAAAGACGCAGTGGCCATTCAGCAGATCAACCAGGACGCCCTCGACGGGGTGTTGCGGGAGGCAGTGTAAACGATGAGTTTTTACGACGATCTGTGGCGGCGCGTCTGTGTGCCGCCTGACCGCCGCCCGATCTGGCAGTGGGCGCAGGAACACATCAAAGCCATCCCATACTCTCCGAACCCCGGCGCGTTCCGCATTGAAAACTCGCCGCAGATCCGGGAGGTGTTCGATGCCATCACCAATCCAAGGGTGCGGCTTATCTCAATCATCGCGGCGGTCCAGGCCAGCAAGACGACCGTTTCGGAGATCGCACTGGCGTATATCGTCGCGAACATGCCGGGGCCAACCCTCTGGCTCAACGAAACGGACGAGGATGCTAAAGATCAGTCCGAGTCCCGCCTCCAGAAACTTTTTGATGTGTGCGAGCCGGTCCGGGCGCTCTACCCAGCTGACCGCCACAAGAAACGTAACACGACGATCCATTTCGCCAACGGCATGACCCTGTGGGTCGCCGGGGCACACAACCGCACCAACCTCCAGCGCCGGTCCATCCGCTGGCTTTTCGCAGATGAGACCTGGCAATTTCCGACCGGCCACATGGCGGAGGCAGAGGCCCGCGTCACCGCCTTCGGCTGGCTGGGCAAATGCATCTTCATGAGTCAGGGCGGCGAGGAGGACGACGACACACACCGGAAATTCGAAACCACTGATATGCGGGAGTGGACGTTCGCCTGTCCTGAGTGTGGCCACCGGCAGCCGTTCCTCTGGGAAAACGTGGAGTGGTCAAAAGACTGCAAGGATGAGAACGAGCAATATGATTTCATGCGGGTCCATGAAACGACGGCGCTGCGGTGCGCGTCGTGCAATACCTATCTGCCCGACACGGACGAGATGCGGCGCAGGCTGAACGCCTCAGGAAAATTCGTTCCGCAGAACTTGCGGGCAGCCCGGGAGAATGTCGGGTTCCACTGGAACGCCCTGGCCACGATGTCGTGGGGAAAGCTTGCGGAACTTTATCTCCGGGCCAAGCAAGTCGCCCGCAAAGGCGATACTTCATTGATCCAGCAGTTCTATCAGAAGCGGCTCGGGCTGGCGTGGCGTGAATACCTCGAGGATTTCAAACTGGATATTACTCGCTCTGGATATTGCATGGGGGATTTGTGGTGCGACGAAGGCGGCATCGACCGATTCGGTAAAATCGTTCCGCCACCTTTTGAAGAGGGGCGACATATGATTCCGCTTCGGGTTATGACCGTCGACTGCCAGATCGACCATCTCTATGTCGTTATCCGGTCATGGAGCGCCGAGGGGTCATCCCGCCTGCTCTGGTGCGAGCGCATCCTCACTTTCGAGGACGTTGAAGCCTTGCAGAAGCGTTTTTCGATTCACTCAAACCTGGTGTTCGTCGATGCAGGCAACGCCACCTATGAGGTTTACAAGCAATGCTCCGAGCGCGGTTGGGTGGCGCTCATGGGCGACCGCCGCACGACGTTTGTCCACAAGACCAAGAACGGAAAATCGATTCAGCGGTTCTATTCGCCCCGCCGGAAGGTGGTGCTCGGCGCGAGCCGCTGGTGCCACGTCCATTACTGGAGCAACCTTAACATCAAGGATTCGCTGGCGCGGTTACGCCGCAACCAGGACCCGGCCAACGGTGTGACGTGGGAAATTCCCGACGATGTGCCGGAAGATTATTTAAAACAGATGGAGTCCGAGCACCGGGTGAAAGACAAAGGTAAGTGGGCGTGGTTACAGATTGGGAGCCGACCAAATCACATGTTTGATTGTGAGGGGATGCAGACGGCTGCTGCGACCATGCTCAAGCTGATTGGACGGGAAGCGGTGCAGGGAGATGAACACGCCACTTCCGGCGACGATGATCAGCCTGCGGCGAACTGACTCGAAAGTTGTCGATCCGGCATCAGGCCAACCCGCCGTTGCGGAGCCCTGCGATCTGCTCCTCGGTGAGTTCAGCTGGTTTCCCATGCCGATCCCAGGTGGCAGGCCTGCGCCCGAAACCGAGTTGCACCGATAGACTCGCCTTCGGCATCTCGATCCCGTTTACCCGGAAGATGCGGTCGGCTTCCTCGTGCTTCACGCCCGCCGCGCCGAGCGCCTTTGCCACCGCGCAGGCGGAGAATCCGTGAATCTTGTTCTTTCGTCCCTTGCTTGGCGCGGTCACGTCGGTGGCTTGGGCGATCACAACCGGAGGTTGGTTGGCTTCGATGATCGTAACTGTCGGTGCTGGTTCCGGCGCGACCGGGATGAATTCTTTCACTTTCGCATACCGCCCCCGGCCCTCGAAGGTGACCTTGCCGAATTCGAGGGTGCCTGTGCAGCCCGCCAGCGTGTCGATGTTTGCGAGCTTGTCGATCACCGGCTTGCGCTTCCCGTCCGAGAACCGGAAGTGGGTTGCGCCGCGCGGCGGTTTGTTGGTGGCGAGGATTTTCTTCGCCGTGGTGTTGGATGGGATTTCAATTTTCATTGTATTGGTTCTTTCTGTTGTTGGTTTGGTTTTGGAATCAGGACTGCTTGGAGAGGATCGCGTCGAGCTGGTCGCGCAGCGCTTTTGCCGCCGCCATGTCGATCACCATGAGATAGCGCGTGGTGCCGATGGGTTCGTTATTGAATGCGATTTCGACGGCATGCACCGACTGCTGCATTTTCCAATCGAAGGCTCTCCCCGCGCGGGCAACCGTTGTGTTTTGGATTGCGCCATCGATGCAATCTGGATTGGCGCGGAACACTGCGTAGTTATCGTCGAGGGGGTTTGATGTTTTTGTCATGGTGTTATTCTCCTTTTGAATTTGCTGCTTCACGCCCGGCGTTGTATGCGGCTTCCAGTGCTTTGCGGATTTCCCAAACAGCCAGATCATGAAAATCAAGGCTGTCCATTTTGCGGGTTTCAAGCGTTTCCAAATCGAGTATTTCGCGGGCGATGTTCTCAATCGTTGCGGTGGCTTTTGCGGTGGCGGTCAGTGGCGTTTTCATGGTGCTGTGATCACTCTTTTGCGAAATTACATCCACTTATGAATGTGCATTTAGTTGCTCGCCCTGATGCGCAGCAGGCACACAATTTGATTGGCTGTCGGTGGCAGCGACTGGCCCGGTCCAGACCAGTAAATGACTAGTTTCCCGGCGCACCACGCCAGAGCGCACGAGCCACCCGATGACGGCTTCATAGCTCTCAAAACTCATGTGGCCCATCAGTTGGGCGTAAAGATAGCCGCTCGGCACGCTGTCCAATTCCCTAATGGTCTCAGCAACGGCGGCAATCAGGCCCGCTACGGCAGCGAGTCGTTTCTGGTCGGTGATGGTGTTCATGTTGCGATTAGGAGTAGAAAGCTTCGTCTGTGGTATTGATCGCTGCGCTGCGGAACTCCCGAACGTCCCGCTTCCATGAGCCGTAAAGGGCATCCAGATCTGGCTCCACTGACTTGGCGGTGTGGCATTGGTCGGCCAGGTGGCGACCCAGCCGGGAATCCAGGAACCGACGTGCTGAATCCAAATCCATGTCGAGGCGTTTTGCGGTGAAGCGAACGGCCCTGTCAAAGGCGTCCACCGTTGCGGCGTCGCTCAATTTCAGGTTCGATTGGAGTGTGGCACTGAAGCCCCAGCCTTCGTTTCCCGTGGTGATTTTTGCGGTGGTGGTTTTGCTTGTTTTCATGGTCGTGTGATCACTCTTCGGGCCGAGTAATTGAAGGACTTAATCTGACTAAATGTGATGCCCGGAATGGCTATCAGGCACACGTCCTGCATTCAGTTTTTCCGTGCCTGCCAGGTATCATTTTTGCGCCCATTTCCATCTCAGAATCCACAGCGCGTCGGCCTCGTTGTCGTCGACCACAGGACGGTTCCACGGCGCGGGCAGCACGCCCAGGGCGGCCACCATCGCTTCCTTTTGGGCGTTGCCACAGCCGGTTGCGAATTTCTTTAGCGTGCCCGTGTGAACGCAATCGACGGGCATCTGGCCAGCGAAACACCAGACGGTTGCCCGCAACGATGCCCAGAGCTGGCTCTGCGCCTGGCTGGAGAGAAATAGGACGTCCTCGAAAACAAGCTGCTCGATGCCGTGGGCGGCAATCGCGTCAGCGATGTGTTCGCGCAACCGGTGAAAGCGGAGATCGCCCCGGCGTTCGCCGCCAGTCTTCCGCTGTTGCCGCAGTTCGCGAGGCGTTGCCAGCAGCCACGCACCGGAACAGACCACGCCGTCATTCCACACGGCCCAGCCGGTCGTGGTTCCCAAGTCGAGTGCAAGCGTGGGGCGCATGATGCCGCACGGAGTGTCAACACCGCCCGTTGACACCTGCTAAGCGGCATGAGTGACGTTCGAATCGACTGCGCCCACGACGAGATGGTGGAAACCGAGAAGCTGGTGCCAAACCCGCGAAATCCCAACCGCCATCCAGAATCTCAAATCAAACTGCTGGCAAAGATCATCGGAGCCCAAGGGTTCCGAAACCCCATCGTGGTGTCGAAACGGTCGGGATTTATAATCAAGGGCCACGGACGCCTGGACGCAGCGAAGCTTCTGGGGATGGCGACAGTCCCTGTAGATTTTCAGGATTACGAA